GTTAGGAGCCGCTTTAGGGGGCCCTGTTGGCGGCGCGGCCGCATCTATGCTGGCGGACGTCTTAGGTTGCGATCCTGCCCCACAGAAGATTGAGAGGGCTTTGGCGCAAGCCACGCCTGAACAGTTGGCCGAAATAAAAAAAGCAGAGCTAAATTTTGAAGCGCGCATGAAGGAGCTAGAGGTCGACGTTTTTGAGTTAGAGACCAAAGACATTCAGGACGCTCGATCTAACTTTTCAACAGATTGGACAGCTCGGACTATCGGCCTAATTATGGTGCTGTTCTTTTGTTCTTTCTGCGCGTTTATTGTTATCGAACCACCCGGATCTACGTCAATGGAATTGATCAATTTGATCCTCGGGTATTTGGGAGGGCTCGTATCGGCGGTAGTGAGTTTTTATTTCGGGGCGTCACAAAAGCAGGAATAACCTATGAGCAAGCTCGTTGCACAATTAAAGCGCCATGAAGGTGTCAAAAAGTTCTGTTACCTGTGCCCGGCCGGTTTTGAAACAATTGGTGTAGGCAGAAACATAAGCGAAAACAATGGCTTAGGCTTATCAGATGATGAAATAGATTACCTTTTGGAAAACGACATCAAAAGGTGCAAGCAGGAATTGATCGCACTGTCGTGGTTCATGGACCTAGATTCAGTACGTCAAGACGCTATCGTAAACCTTTGTTTTAACCTTGGACTGACCCGGCTCATGGGGTTCAAAAACGCTATGGCCGCAATGGCTACTGGCGACTACGCTAAGGCTGGTGATGAGTTTTACGACTCGCGTTGGGCTAAACAAGTAGGACCACGCGCCGACGAGGTTTGCGAAATGATCCGCACGGGCCGCTATCCTGAGTAACTTCCATGACGAATGCGCTTTTAAAGGACTTCGATGTTCTAAGCAGACAAGAGCAACAGGAGGCGTTAGCGCTCCTAGATCGTTACAAGCGGCTAGAAAAGCAGGATAGCTGTCAGCACGATTTTATTAGCTTCATCAAAAGCCAGTGGCCTGATTTTGTAGAGGGTCGACACCACAAGATTATCGGAGACAAATTCAACAAGATCGCCGAGGGCAAGCTTAAGCGATTGATTGTATGCCTGCCTCCTCGACATACTAAATCCGAATTTGCCTCTACATTTTTTCCCGCATGGATGATGGGCCTGCGAGGCAATCTCAAGATCATACAGACGACGCACACCGCAGAACTGGCAGTGCGCTTCGGCCGTCGTGTTCGTAACATTATCGACTCTGATGAATATAAAGAAGTTTTCCCGCAACTGAAGCTACAGGCTGATAACAAGTCAGCAGGTAGATGGACCACCAATCAAGGCGGTGAATCATTCTATGCCGGTGTGGGTGGCGCAATTACAGGACGTGGTGCGGACCTACTTATTATCGATGACCCAGTTTCGGAACAAGATGCTCTGAGCCCTACTGCCATGGATTCGGTCTATGAGTGGTATACCTCTGGTCCTCGTCAGCGTTTACAGCCGGGAGGCATCATCGTAATCGTTATGACGCGATGGTCCACCAAAGACCTAGTGGGCAAGGTCTTGAAAAGGCAGGGAGACGATCACGCAGACCAATGGGAAGTCATTGAGTTCCCTGCGATTATGCCGGAGTCTGACGAGCCGCTTTGGCCAGAGTATTGGAAAAAAGAAGAACTGCTCTCGGTCAAAGCATCACTACCAGTGGCCAAGTGGAATGCGCAGTGGATGCAGAACCCTACCGCAGAAGAGGGTTCTATTGTAAAGCGCGAGTGGTGGAATATGTGGGAGCAAGACCACATCCCGCAGTATGACTACGTCATACAAAGCTACGACACGGCGTTTTCCAAGAAAGAAACGGCTGACTATTCGGCGATTACTACGTGGGCGGTGTTTAAGCCACGAGATGGAGATCCTGATCAAATCATACTGCTTGACGCAAAGCGGGTCAGAATGGACTTCCCCGAGCTTAAAAAACTGGCTTGGGATGAATACAAATATTGGGAGCCAGACTGCGTTCTTATTGAGGCTAAGGCGTCGGGCACCCCATTGACGCAAGAATTGCGCCGCATGGGCATTCCAGTGACAGCCTATACGCCAAGCCGAGGTCAGGATAAGATTGCCAGAATGAATTCTGTGGCTCCCATATTTGAGTCTGGTATGGTATGGGCACCTGAACAACAATTTGCCGAAGAGGTGATAGAAGAAATGGCTTCCTTCCCTTACGGAGAGCACGACGACTATTGTGACTCGGCGACAATGGCATTGATGCGGTTTCGACAGGGCGGTTTCCTGTCATTGGAGAATGACCACGTCAATGAAATGCACCCTTTGAGGCGTGACAGAAAGGTATATTATTAATGGCTATTGAAAAGCGAGAGCTAGGCACACAAGACGATCCCGATGTAATACCTTTTGGCAACGCAGTTGAGGTGACGCCTGAACCAAGCCGTGCCGATCAAATCCGCTCTGCGGCAGAAATCTTGGTTACGGAAGAAAATATTCTTGTGGATGACGAGATTGACGCGCCTGTAGAAATGGAAACAGGCATTGCATTTGACTCAAACCTTGCTGAGTTCCTCGTTGATAGCGATTTGATGCGTTTAGCCAAGGACGTCTTGGGCTCTATTGAATCCGACAAAGAGTCCCGGTCAGAGTGGGAAAAAACGTATGTCGACGGATTAAAATACCTCGGAATGAAGTTTGACGAGGCTAGAAGCTCACCCTTCCAAGGCTCCACTGGCGTCATACACCCAATTTTAGCTGAGGCTGTGACACAGTTTCAGGCGCAGGCATACAAAGAAATGTTGCCTGCGAAAGGTCCCGTTAAGACAGAGATCGTCGGTGCAAGATCTCCCGAGGTAGAAGCGCAAGCTTCGCGGGTCGAAGAATTCATGAACTTCTACATTCTCAACGTAATGCAGGAGTTTGATCCCGAGCTAGACATGATGTTGTTCTACCTGCCTCTCGCAGGGTCTGCTTTCAAGAAGGTGTACTACGACTCAGCTCAAAACAAGGCGATGAGTAAGTTTATTCAGCCTCAAGATTTAGTCGTGCCTTATGAGGCCACCGATATCTTTACGGCAGAGCGTGTCACCCATGTATTACAGATGTCCAAGAACGAGATTCGCAAGTCACAACTCAGCGGATTCTACAGGGACGTCGAGCTTACAGGTGGCAGTTACAACTTAAGTCGTGACGAGATCGAAGAGCAAATTGACGAGATCGAGGGCATGGAGCCCAGTTACAACAACGATCGTAATCATACTGTGTATGAGGTGCACACCGTCCTTGACTTACCCGGTTACGAGGACACAGATGCGGAAGGGCGCCCTACAGGGCTTAAACTTCCATATATCATCACAATTGATGAGCCGTCTCAGCGTGTTTTAGCTATCCGCAGAAATTACGCTGAAGACGACCCTCTTAAGCAAAAGATCAATTATTTCGTGCAGTACAAGTTCCTGCCCGGATTAGGCTTCTACGGACTAGGCCTGAGCCACATGATTGGTGGTTTAGCTAAAGCGTCGACCTCGATTCTTCGTCAACTTATTGATGCCGGTACGCTGGCTAACTTACCTGCTGGTTTCAAGGCTCGCGGTATGCGCATTCGTGACGAGGATGATCCGCTACAGCCCGGCGAGTTTAGAGACATCGACACTACCGGCGGTAGTCTTAAAGAAAACCTTATACCTTTGCCAATTAAAGAACCCAGCAATGTCTTGATGCAGTTGCTAGGACTATTAGTAGATTCGGGTAAAAGGTTTGCGTCCATAGCCGACATGAATGTTGGTGACATGAATCAGGCCATGCCAGTAGGCACTACCGTAGCTTTGCTGGAACGTGGCACCAAGGTGATGAGCGCAATTCACAAGCGATTGCATTATTCGCAGCGAATCGAGTTTCAGCTTTTAGCCAAAGTGTTTGCTGAATACTTGCCGCCGATGTATCCGTACCAGACGCCAAATGGCGATCAGCAAGTAAAACAAACAGACTTTGATGGCCGCGTTGATGTTATCCCGGTTTCTGATCCCAACATATTTAGCCAGTCTCAACGAATTACGATGGCGCAAGAGCTGATGCAGCTTGTGCAGTCAAATCCAGAAATCCATGGGCCTCAAGGCATGTACGAGGCTTATCGTAGAATGTACGCAGCTCTTGGCGTAGATGACATCGACAGCCTTTTGCAGCCACCACCACCACCTCCGGTTCCTGCACCCGTTGATGCTGGTATCGAAAACAGCGGTTTGATGATAGGTCAGCCACAGCAGGCTTTTGAGCCACAAAACCACCAAGCGCATATCGACACGCATAGGTCTTTATTTCTTACGGATGTGGTTAAAACTAACCCACAAATGCAGTCGTTGATTATTGCCCATAGCATGCAGCACTTGCAGTTTATGTCTACTCAAATGGCAAAGGAGCAAATGCCTCCCGAGATTCAACAGCAAATGCAGCAGATGGAACAGCAAATGCAACAGGTTCCACCAGAGCAACAGCAACAAGTTGCAAGTCAAATTCAAATGATTACTGAAAGTTTTTCAGCGCCGATCATGGCTCAATTGACTCAAGATTTCTTAATGTCAGTTGGTCAGGGCAACGAAGAAGACCCGCTAGTCCAAATTAGGCAAAGAGAGCTTGATTTGCGTGAACAGGAGATAGTTGCTGATCAAGAGCAATTTGATGCTAAACAGGCTCAGCGAGAACAAGAAAAGCTGCTTGAATCTGAAAAGGAATTCAGGGGCGCATTGAAGCGCGATTTGCGCCACGCCAGGGACCTCGACCAAAAGTATGCAC